TTAATGTGTCTCCGACCAGTTTAATCCAATCTTGGCTTCACTATCTAAAGGACATCGTACATTAAGACTTTCTTCGGTGTCCTTCATTGCTTGTTGTGACAGTGTACAAAACTCTTGTGTGTCTGTTTTATGTACTTCAAATTGAACTTCATCGTGTATATTAGCAACGGGTTTAACATCTAATCCTTTTTCATTTATATAGTCAGTCATGTGACATAGCCATTCTTTGCATATGATAGCACCTGCCCCTTGAAGAAGCGTGTTAACCGCTGAGTGTGTGCTTTTACTATGGAAATATCTACCATCCAAACCTTTCATCATTCCTGTTTCTTCAGCTTCTGTCATGGTACTTTCTCTAAAATGAGATAGTTTAGGCATAGCTTTCAGAAACTTTGTAATTAAATTCTGTCCTGCACCTGCACTCTTATTAATTATAGAACCTATTTTGGAAGGTCCGGCCCCATAAAGAAAGGCATAAATGAAAGTTTTTGCCTGATCACGTGTTCTTAGTCCAGCCATTCTTTGATTAGCAGTGTGTACATCACCTTCCAGTATTTCTTTTGTGTACTTTGGATCATCAATGTAGTGAGCCAGACAGCGTAACTCTAACCCAGACGCATCAACTCCTACCAAACGGTAGTTGTCAACGTCTTCCACTGTCCAGCATTCACGACATTCCTTTCCGTATGGTGAATAAGAAGCTGGTATTTGAGCCATGTTGGGAGAGTTATGGCTCATACGATTGGTTACCGCACCTATAGTAATGACATTACCATGTACCCGACCTGTGTGTGGGTTGATGGCCTTTACCCATGAAGAGATTTGAGAAGTGCGTTTGTTAAGTAACATATATTTCTGTATGTGTTTTACTTCCGGTATGGTACAGCCTTTAAGAGTCGCTTCGTTGATAACAGGAAGCCCTGTCTTTTCTGTAAATTGTGTAGGCTTCCATCCACGTTTAACAAGACGTTCTCCGATTTGTTTACGGCTTTGAGGATTAAAGGGAATGATATTTGTTTTAGTTTTAAGTTCTTTTATTGTTGGTTCAAACACTTCAACAAGATGATCTTCAAGCTCTCCGCTTTCATCAGACAGAGCAGCAACAAGAAGCTGTACCTTTTCTCTGTCTATAAAGAACCCGTTTGTTTTCTGAATGTCAAGTAGTCTTCGTACAGTATGTTCCAGCTTAACTGAATGACGTGACCAATCCTTCATAACGGAACGGAGATGGTGGTAAACCTTTTCTGTAACAGCTACATCACGCTCACAGTATAGCTGCATACGTGGGGTATATGCCTTGAAAGATGAAGGAGCAGACATCTTTGGAAATTCAAGAATATCTCCCCAGTTTTTCAGACCGTTACCACCATCCCGTATAGGGTTGTGAAGTTGGCTTATTATAAGAGTGTCGATAACCTTAGTGTAAGGAAAGGAGATCCCCCACAAACGTTCCAATACTGGAAGATCAAATGAAATACCGTTATGCATTATAAGTTGTTCAGTAGAGTCAAGATACGATTGCAGCTTGTTCTTTTCCCACTCTCTAAAAGAACGTACCTTTCCTGTATCAATATTCTTACAAACAACTACATGAATACATGTAGCATCAAGGTCATCTGTTTCTATGTCAAGAATCAGTTTCATCAGTTTCTTCTATTTCTGATCTATCTCTTTCAGTTTGCCGTCCTGTTACCCTATCGTATCTAAGATAAGAAGCAGGGCCAGTATCACCACTGAATCTATTCTTCAAGACACGAACCAAAGTAGTATTACGTATCACTTCATCTTCATTCTGTGAGTCGCGTTCCAATCCCAATACCATATCTGATAGTTGAGCAATTCCCTGACTTCCCCTAAGATGGCTCAGTGATACATTATGTCCTTCCTCATGTCCACCATTAGCTACACGTTTAAGATGAGTAACAATACCAAGATGTATATTAAGCTCCTGTACAAGCATACGAAGCTTGGTCATTACTTCATCTATCGCTTTACGTTCATCACCAAAATCTTGGGCTGAAACGATAATAGATATGTGATCAAGAAATATAAACTTACAGTCCAAACCTTTAGCCATAAATCTTATACGGGAAAGAAGCTGATCTATGCCCCACGAACCAAAGTGATCAAAAAGAAACACACGTCTGTCCATACTGATAGCGTCAAAAGCTTCTTTAAATTCTTCTTGGGTATATTCACAAGTAGGAAGATGCATAGGTTTGTTTGCATGGATACCAAGAAGAGCCAGACCTGTACGTTTAACACTTTCTTCAAGAAATAACATACCAATATTGTAAGTGCTTGTCATAAGAATGTGATAAGCCAGTTCTCTTACTGTTGTACTTTTACCTGCACCTGTTCCTGCTGCAAATGTACAAAGCTCTCCGATCCTCATGCCGTAAGTCAGACGTTGTGTGCCTGACCACGGGTAATCAACTGAAACAATTTCATCACGTTGTGATAAAGTATCCCACATGTCAGCAAGGCAAATGATACCATCAGGAGTATATTGTTTCTTGTTGTTAAACCATTCCGAAACAAAGTCTTTAGTCTTCCGTTGTGTTAAGTAATCACAAGGATCTTTAAGAGCAGTTGTTAGAATGTGGCATTTTCCCGGCGAGAATAAGTCAGCTACTTCTTGTGCAGCTTTACGTCCTACACTATCAGAGTCAAAGCAAATAACTACATTATCAAAACTATCAAGAAACTGAAGGGAACGTTTACAGTCTTTTAAGGCTGATCCAGCACCGTTACGTATAGAAACAACAGGATAGTTACCAAGCATCTGGTGTGCGGCTAGTGCATCCAGTTCGCCTTCACAAACCGTTATGTATTTAGCGGAACTGTTAAAGAGATGTTGTCCAAAGAGTCCTGTTATGGGCCAACTACCGGAAGTGCGGAAGCCTTTAGTTTCTACTTCACGTATCTTGTAAGCCACCAAAGAGTTATGTTTGTCATAGTAAGGGTATTGATGGTGTGTGATGTTACCGTCTTCATCGGTAACTGTTTTAACACCATATTTCTTACAGGTTTCAAGAGTAATCCCCCTGTCTGTTATTGCAGATGTTTTAAGATCTGTTACATATTTGAGAGAGGTTTGTTCAAACTGACCCCGTACTGAACCTGCTATGGATGTAGGCATATTACTATCTTCTCCTTCTTTATCTTTAGGGGTGTATGTATGACAGCTATAACACCAGTAAGATCCGTCTTCATACAGGGTATTAGCGTCTGAAGAGCCACACTCTTCACACGCAACATGCTTCTGCCATTTACCCACGTTTAAAAGCTTTTTCGTATTCTTTAGATGACCATTTAGTACCGTCAATCAAAGTAACTTCATTCTCTTTTAACAAGTTATGTATCCCACGAGGACTTGGAGAATGTTGAGCAAGCTCTAATTCACGTTGTTCCTTTTCCTGTTCTTTAAAGGAAGAAGCAATATTAGTATTGTTGTAAAAACTAACACACAATTCCAACAGCCTTTCAGTAATAATACGACTGTCATTACCACCGTGTACCTGTTGACGATACAGTTCTTCGTTCAAATGCCACACTAAACCTTTAACTTGTTTAGGTGTTAAGCTTATAATGTCTTCCATTAATCTTTCTCTCCTTCTAAAATCGACACAAATTTAGTATCTTCGTAAATACCCAGTTGAAATGATTTGCCGTTATATTTAAACTCGTAAAGACGACAAGGCCCGTAGTCACAGTCGTGACTGTTTTCTACTTTAGTTACTTTGTAGTAACTATGTTCCAAATCAATCATCTTCTTTCTCTTCTTTAACATCAAAGATTATATCTTGAATATGTCTATCCCATACATCATCTGTGATTGCTTCCTTTGCATCCTCTTCACTATCAGCTTCAATTCCTTTAAACTCATAGCAAATTGTCATCTTTACTGTATAGTCAGGCATCTTCTTTCTCCTTTGTTGGTAAATAAACATACACAATTGAATCACATTCAGGACAACTTAGATTAGTAACCATTGTATATCCATCATCGTCTTCTATGTCGTGATCTCCACCCCAAATGAGTTCAGATTTACAATGCCAACACTTCATAAGCTATTCCTCTATATTATTCCTTACAGTAACTGATTGAATCTAATATATTATTTATATTTTTCATAAAACATTTTTCGTGTCGGTGATGTCCGTAACAACCGGAACCTACAAGATCGCGGCAAACGATGTCAACAAAAATCAACAAAATTCGTCGCGTCGGTGCAAAAAACTTTTTTCGTGTGACATTTTTGCAACAAACAGTGTACCTAAGTCTCTGTCTGTTTACTGTTATGGGCATGTGTCTGTTTACGTAGTTGGATCTTTGTCTCTGTTCTTTTTATGTCTTTTTTTCTGGACTGCATGGTCTTAGATCCAAAGTGCCTGAGTGTTTTCCAGTATGGACTGCGTTTAAAAGTACGTGTCATTTTTCCCACCTGTAAAATAAGTGACTGTCTATACGAACAATAAATGTTTTCTGTGCGGCCCATGCAGGGGCAACACTCTTTGCATGGTAGTGTGTAATACCGTCAAACAGATCCATATAATCACCGTTGAGTAATTCTTTGCTTAACGCTTTAGCAATACCCCATGCAACGTCATCCGTTACCCGATCCGACTTACCATCACACCACCATGAAAATTGGCATTTGTGTCTTACAGGCATTTTAAGCCTTGTACGATAGGTTGGCCCTTGTTTGACTACCTCACATACCGAATTAGGAAAACGGCTATCCCTGACGCGATTTAAGACCGTCTGGCCTACCGCCAGTTGTCCTATCATCGATTGTGACCGAGCTTCGTGGTAAATGTTCAAACTGAGACAAATAAGCGCGGTTTGTATTATTGTGTTCATATTATTAAATCCCCTTTCCAAATAAAAAAGGATCAGAGAGAAACTATCCCTCTGACCCTTATTTTATCCTTTCTTTTTTAATTTACCCAGTAGTCATAGCGGCTAAAATAAATACAAGTGCTATCAAGCCTAACCAAAACACAGCATATGCCATATTTAAGCCAGCAATGTTGCTTGGTTACACAAAGTATCCCACTGTTTACTACCAAGCCACTTATTAACCTGTGCTTGACGGGTCAATAAAGTAACACCTTCGTGATTGCTTCCCGTATTCCTGATAGGAAACC